AAGTAGGCGCAGGGGAAGGAGAAAGAAGTGAAACAAAAACCTACTGGTTTTATAGCAATATGTCAGTGCGGTGAAATTATCGGGGCAATGGATTATGATAGAACAGACAGGAAAGAAGCTGGTCAGATACTTGGAAAATGGCTCGCTAACGGATGCACCATTGAGCCGAGATTTGGTTGTTCTTGGGGTGAAATAGTAACCAGTTGCAAGTGTGAGGACGGAAAATGACAGACGAAGAACTTAGCTATCACATTAGTGTTGCAGCCGGTGTACCGGGAAAAGATTGTGGAGGCAAGGTAAAATGGAACACCTTTTATATGTCAGCATAGGCACACAAGTATATGATCCATATTTAGGTTACGGAGAAGTTACACACGTAAATAGAAAGCAGATTACTATTAAGTATAAAGATCAAATACAAAGAATAGATACATCAAAAATAAGACACGAAATTGCTATAAAGGAAGCAGCAAAGAAACGCGATCAATTTCTTTATGAACTTGCAGAGAAAAAAGCAATAGAGGAATGGGAGAAACATCTAAAGGAATACTATACTAAAAACCCACACTGGCTAGGAGACCTTATGATGAATTATCTAGTATGTTAAAGAGTATAGGGGGATAGAGGTATGATAGACGAACAGAAATTTAGTAATAGCGAAAATTGGTGCGATATAGCAAGTAAAGTACTACTTGATCAATGTATTTACTGTGCCGAAACTAAAGTTGGAAATAAAGATTCATGTCAATCAATAGATGAAAAATCAGGGTTTATATGCACCAGAGAAAAAGATCATGAAGGAAAACATTATGGATGTTGTGGTCATGAAGGATTACCAAGTTATTCATGGAAATAATATAAAAAGTAAAATTTGATTAGGTAGATAAATACTATTTAAACTAAGGAGAAAGTAATGAGAAATAAAAATTGGTGTGATAAAGCTAGTGAATTATTAAGTCATTACTGCATTTATTGTGTAGAGTCCTTAGATAATAATAAAGAAACGTGTTCAATAGTTAATACAAGATCAAACTTTACGTGTACTAGAGAAGATGGACATAAAGGAAGTCATGTAGGATGCTGCTATAATCATAGAATACCATGTTGCACATGGGATAATTTAACAACATCTGGCAAAATTATTTTCAATCTGGCAAAAAATTTTATTGACAGATGGGAATTTTTGTGGTACAGTGCGTATAAATAATACGAGAATACAAAAATACATGAAAGGAGCTTTGTAAATGGCACATCTACAAGTTCATATTAACCTAGAATTACTGAAACAAGTAAAAAAGAATTCAATTGATCAAGATGTATCAGTTAAAGAGTATGTCAAAAATGCTCTAAATAGGCAAATTGAACTTGATAGAAAGAAGGAAAGCGATAGGATACTATCGGAGACAATTAAACCAGAAATAACAATAAATCTAATAAAGGAGTAATTATTATGGCTAAAAAAGAACGTAAATTGGAGAAGGTTATCGAAGGAACTGTTATTACTATCAAAGAACTCATTACCGGAGAAGTAATGGTATTTGATTTCAATGATTATCCGGCAGAAATGCAAGAGAAACTTGGGCCCTTCGGTTTGTCCCATAAATTGGGTGATGCTGCTGCCGGCGTACAGGGTCAGGAAGCTGTTGATGCCATTAAGAAAGTGCATGATGGTCTTATGGCGTCCAATTGGGCAGTGCGTGGTGCCCGTGGAGAATCTGTTTCTGTTAATCAGATTAATTCTGGTATCGAGAAATTGCCGGAGGCAGAACAGTTGGCAGCTCGTCAGCTTATGTTGAGATTGCGTATTTTGAAACCTACTACGCAGGATGATATTGATTATCTGAAGAGTCAGGGAATTGAAGCATCTTTGCCGGATGCTCCTGATGTTCCCACTTCTGATGAAGCATTGAATGGTGCTGCTCAGGCATAGTTTGCTCATCAGTGTCAAAAATTGACATTGCTTGTATGGCGGAAGAGTATAGACGCAGATGCACTTGCAAGGATTATCTTATTGTACTAATGAATTTTATTAGTCAGTAAGGAGTAATTCATACAGGTATCAAATCCTGTTTCAAGCAATGTCTCTAGTAATGCACTAGGTAGTAAGGATTTAAAGCTGAAGCAGCCCTCGACTTATAATCGAGTTTCCGGACAGTATCTAGTGCATTACCTTAATAAAGGAGAATTATTATGACTGAGGTGATTCGGGTATCACATTCAGCGATAACAAAGAATAATCAATGTCCAAGGAAAGCTTTCTTTGAAAACATTAGATTATTTCCAGAGTATGGTAGCATCGCTATGCGGTATGGAAGTGGATTTCATAAAGGCATGGAATGTTACTATAGAAATAATAAAGATTTATTAAAGGGTATTGAAGGTGCTGCTGAGTTTTGGCAGAAACCTACTATACAACAATTCCATGAAGATTATCGAAATTTACAATCACTTATTAATTCTATATCACTATATCATGATCAATATAGAAACGATGAAGAAGAAGTTTTTGGTTCTCCAGAAGAAAAAATATACATCATAATTGAACTTACGGATGAAGAGAAGCAAATATACGGTGATTTTAAGGTTGAATTTATATCTATTCTTGATTTAATGCTAAAACTTGATGGCATGAAATGGATTGTAGACTTTAAAACAACATCTGTAAATCTTGATTATATGGCTGCTAAATTAAGAAAATTGATTCAATTGATGGGTTATCAGTTTTCAGCAAGAGAACACTATGAAGGAATCAATGGAACTTTGGTTTATTATCATCAATTAAAAGCAACAAAAAGTAGAAAGACTGGTGAGTATGGGTCAGTTACTACTGATTTTAGAAAGTTTCCTCAGATATTCTCAGAAAGAGATTATCAGTATTGGCGTAAATATATAATATGGAATGCATTCAAGATAAAGAAAGCACAAGATTCTGATTATCCTGCAGAATATGGCAGTTGCTTTGACTTTAATTCAACTTGTGAATATATGCCATTATGTGACCATCCAAGATGGGATATTGATTCTTTTAAAGAAATGAATGGATTTTGTATTGTTCCAGATGATAGAAGAAAAGTTTTATTGCAAACATCTTCATTACCTTTGAGCGAGAGGAGGTATCACATACTATGACATTCGATGAAGCTCTTAAAATGTTACATCAAAAGTATCCTGGAAAGTATGTATCATTAGAATATGTAAAAAGTATATATTCTGACGCAAAAGAATCTGTTATGAGTCCTTCAATTAAAGCTTATGTAGCAGATATTGGATGGGGAAGAGCACAATCAAATTTTATAGATGCAATTAATACGCTTGAAGCATCTAAAGATTCAGAAGCAGACATTAAAGATGTCGAAATACCAGCAACAATTAGGTTTAATATATCAAATATATCTGAAATTGAGAAAAAGCATAAATTAACAATTAGTCACGAAGATGAAGAAGGAGCATTTGTTATAAATGACTACTGTGAACATGATAATACATGGTTACAGGAAGCTATAAATGCTTCAAAGGAAGATGGTGGTTAAATGCAAACAACACTTAAAGCTGTACTAGATAAGAAAGGAAGTGAAACATTACCAAATAATCATTTTTCTTTTACTAGTCTTGATAACACAATAAAAGGTGGAGTTTATATAGATAAGTCAATTAAAGATGTTAAAGAGATTGTAATTATTCTTGGGAAAGAAGGTGATTAAATGCCTAGTGCTACAACAGTAACAGTTACCACAGAAAAACTAAAAGCAATGTCTGTAGGAGAACCTGGATGCTTTGCCAAAAATACAGTTGTTCTTATGGCAAATGGAAGTTCATCATTGGTTCAAGATATTGTTGTTGGCGATAAGTTAATGGGAGATGATGGGTCTCCCAGAACAGTACTTTCGTTATGCAGAGGAACAGAACAAATGTATAGAATAAGATATATGGATATGACTTATTATGATGTAAATGAAAGCCATATTCTTTCTATGCATCTTAATATGCATGGCGAAGAACAAACAATCAATATGACTGTTAAAGATTATTTAAAACAAACACCTAATAGAAGATTAAGATTAAAAGGTTACAAAGCGAGTATTGATATGCCAGAGCATCCATTACTTATTCCAGCATATATTATGGGAATGTGGCTTGGCGACGGCACAACAGGCAAACCAGAAATTACAAATATAGATAAGCGCATTATAGGATTATGGCAACTATATGGTGAGTCTATAGGATTAAAAATGACAAATACTGAATCAAACACAGATACCTACAGACTTACAATAGGACGATCAGGTGGTACTGTTGCAAACACTTTTACTGAAATGCTTAAACATTACGGTCTTATGGAAAAGAAACATATACCTCGTGAATATATATTTAACTCTAAGGAAAATAGATTACAACTTATAGCGGGGCTTCTTGATACAGATGGGTATTTAGAAAAGCGAAGTAAAAGAACATTTGAAATATCTTTTAAAGATGAAGATATGGCTGAAGATTTTGTTTTTATATGTCAATCAGTAGGATTACATGCAACTATAAAAGAAGTTTCTAAGGCAGCTGTTACATCTGCTGGTAGAGTATATGGAAGATATTATCTTGTTCTTATATCAAGAAATGTTGAAATGATTCCAATAGCTATAGACAGAAAAAGACCTGTAGTAACAGGTAATGAACAAAGAAGTAAATTAAATTTTGGATTTAGTGTAGAAAAACTTGGTGTAGATGATTACTATGGGTTTGAGTTAGATGGTAATCATTTATTTTTACTGGGAGATTTTTCAGTAGTTCATAATACTGGAAAAAGCATATTAGGTTCCTCCTTTCCAACACCAGGTTTTATTTTTGATTTTGCTAAAAGTATTATATCATATAAAGGCCTTGATTTTGATTACCAACAATATGATATGTCTGCACTTGGCTGGATGAAATTTGAAAAAGATTTAATGATATTAATTAAGTGTATTAAAGAAAAGAAAAGTTTCCCTGAGCCTGATCAACCACAAGTTGATAAAGAATACCAATCAATTATTGTTGATGACTTATCTGCAATGACAGCAGTTTGTATGGAAAGGGCATTACAGTTAGATCCAAAAAGATCGTCTACTAATGGCCCAGTATGGAATGTTCATTATTCTATGGTTAGAAATCTTATGGAAGGAAGATTAAAACAAATAATGAATATTGACTGCAATGTCCATTTTATTGCACATATGCATGTTATTCAAGATCAAGAAACAGGAAATATTCTTGGAGTAGAGCCACTTTTAACTGGTGCATTAACTACAATTATTCCAGGATTTTTTGATGAAGTATATTATCACACAACAAAAAGAGAAGGAGGTGACACAAAGTGGCTGATCCAAACAGTACCTATAGGATGGAATCGGTCAAGATCGAGATTATCAGGAAAAGCGAGACTTCTACCTGATTATTTACCTAATGACTATAATGAAATTATGGCATACTTAACAGGAAAGAAGAAAAAAGCACCTAAACAAGTAAATCCAATACCTATAAAATAAAGGAGAAAAAAAATGACAGATTATAACGAAGAAATAAACGATGTAAATGGTAACAGTGAAGGAACTGACAATAATGATTTTAAATTTGATACTGACTTTAATGCAGAAGAAGAATATAAGATTCCTCCTATTATTCCTCCAGCAAAATATCGAGCCAATGTTACTAATGTAAAATTTGATAAAGAAAAAATGGCTTTGGTGTGGGATTTAGTAGTAGTAGCAGATGATTATGTTGTAATGTCTGATGGGGAAACACCTGTTAACGGAGTAGCAATACAGTACTTTAACTGGTTTCCTAAAGAAGGAGATGAAAACGAAAGAACAAAATCCGGTAAAATGTCCAAGAGGCAAGCAAAAATTAATATGATTTCTGACTTCCAAAAGAAAATGCGCATCAATATGAATAGTCCAAAAGCAATTATTGATGCCGTACAAAACGCTGAGTGGATTGGTCTAGGAGTTATTATAGATGTTGTAGCAAGAGTTTGGGAAAGTAGAATAAGCAATCAGATTAATTCAATGGTTGCTGAATAACAAATAATACTTAATACAGAAAGGGTAGTACATATTTAGCAGTTAAATAATGTACTACCCTTTATTTTTAGTTATATGGAGGTAACTTAATTATGACAGTTAGCAATAAAGCATTAAACTGGCAGAAATTTAACGAAGTAGTAATAAATCACATAGAAAATTATGCTGTACCACAATACGGGCCTGATATAAAAGAAAATGTAGATGTAGAAGACACTAATGACTGTCTTAAATATATAGCTAAGTATAAAAATAGACATGGATCTGAGAGAAGAGGCAGAATAGAGGAACTTAGAGATCTGATAAAAATCGCACATTTTGCTCAGATTGGTTTTGATATGATGTCTCCTACTGAAGAAGAACTTGAATTAATACGGAAAGGAATTAGATAAATATGGATTTTGATATGTTAATCATGGGTGTAAAAAGTATTGTATATGAAAAGTATATAACAAGCACAGATAAAATAGAAAAACTTCAAGAACTCATAAATAAATATGAGGAGGGAATAAAAGATGATACTGGATCAAATGTATCAGAATGTTCTTAGTTTCGATTTTGAATCTCTTGTGTTAAAAGTTGAAAAAGATTCTGAGTTACGAGATATTAAATTAATTGAATCAAAGTCAAAATTTGACATTGTTGGGGAAATAAATAAGCGAGAGAAGAAAGAAGTAATAGGTTTAAGTGCACAAGAGAAAGCAATACTTAAGTCTATTGGATTGAATATAAAAGATGCACAAACGCTCATTAAACAGGCGAGGCAATAAATGGAAAGTATAGAACTACCGATACCAGATCATGTAAGTTATATGGAAATAGATCCTAATCTCATAGTAGTTAAAGAAGGACTTGATAGAATACGTACAGAAATGGGTGATATACCTAAACTTGCAAGTTCATTTGGTAAATTTGGGCAGATGCAAACTTGTTTAGTTAATCGCAATTTAGAGTTGATTGCTGGTGGTAGACGATTAGCAGCTGCAATCACTGCTGAAACTAAAGTAAAAGTTTTATTTGCTGATATAACTGACCCAATTATTATGAGGGAAATGGAACTTGAAGAGAATATACAGCGTAAATCATTAACACCTGCAGAAGAAATAATGGCTGTAAATGAATTACATGAACTTAAACAAAAGATTTATGGTGAGACAGTACAAGGAAAAGAAGGTGGGTGGACAATGGAAGATACAGCTAAAGCCATTGGAAAAACACGTACTTCTGTTGTTGCTGATCTTGAAATGGCAGAAGCATTGCAGAATTTTCCTATATTAAACAACTGCAAAACAAAGAGTGATATTAAACGTGCAATGAAAGGTTTACAGAGAATATCAGAATCTGTAAAAGCAGTTGCTAAATATGAAAACACAGTTAAAGAAAAGAAAGATTTATTTGCACTATATCATACAGACAGTTTAGAGTATATGAAAACTATAGCAGATAAAAGTGTAGATATATTATTTACTGATCCACCATATGGTATTGATGTACATAAAACTCAGATCGCTATTGGAGGTCAAACTGGCGGTGATGTAACAATGTCAGGTTTTAAGTACGATGATGAATTTAATGCTTCGATGGATAAAATTCAAGTACTTGCTGTAGAAAGTGCACGATTTGTAAAAGATAACGGTTTTGCGATTGTTTTTTGTGCTGTAAGTCATTTTTGGATTGTTAAAGCTGTATTTGATGCAGCAGGATGGAATTGCTCAGCAAGACCTATCATATGGGCTAAAAATGAAAGCGGACAAAATAATGCACCTGATAAATGGATGTCAGCAGGTTATGAATCAATGTTGTTTGCTCGTAAAGCAGATAGTAAAATCGTTATTGAAGGTAAAGTTGATTTTATCCAAATACCAAATGTAATTCCTTCAAAACGTATCCATCACGCTGAGAAACCTGTTGCATTAATTAAGGAATTATTAAGTAGAATTGGTTTACCAGGAGCAATAGTAGTTGACTTGTTTGCTGGAAGTTGTTCTACTTTAGAAGCATGTATTGAATTAAAAATGTTCCCCATTGGTTGCGAAGAATTACTTGAAGCATACGCTACAGGAAAACAAAGATTATTAACTTATATTAACAGTAAAAACTTATAAGTAAGGAGTAAACTTATGCGCTTGATTAAACCATATTACAGTATTGAAGCAATTAATGGTGGAGATTTATTATTACTAGAAAAAGCAGGAAGAACTTGTTATAAATCAGAGCCTAAGGGTAGTCCAGAAAAATTTATTAAAGATAAAATAAGTTTAAAACATTTAACTATAATTGAACACGGATCTATGACAGTAAGATTTATTGCTGACAGAGGATTTACACACGAACTTGTTAGGCATAGAATGGCAGTTTATAGTCAAGAGAGTACAAGATACTGTAATTATTCTAGTGGAGTTACGTTTATTATTCCTGTATGGACTTCTATTAAAGAAGGCAATATAGAAGAAATAGGTAACTTAAAAACACCTGAGCAGATATTTAATGTATTTGCTCCGATAACAAAAGCAGAAAAAATATGGCTTACAGAAATGGTTTGTGCTGAGGGATCATACTTACGACTTCTTAAAGAAGGATGGACTCCGCAAAAAGCAAGAGTAGTTCTTCCTACTAGCCTTAAGACAGAAATAGTAATGACTGCAAATTTTAGAGAATGGAGACTTATATTTGAACAAAGAGCATTAGGGAGAACAGGTAATCCGCATCCACAAATGTTAGAGTTAATGGTTCCTTTACTTAAAGAAGTTAAAACAAAAATTCCAGTAATATTTGATGATTTAATAGTAGATGATAAGGAGGTTAACAATGGGACAGACAAGACAGATTGCGCCAATTAATATTAATATTAATGATTTAAAAGATATAGTATGCGAATGTGGGAATAAAGTATTTCATTCAGTTATTCAAGCAAAATTTATACCTGCCTTATACTCACAAAATGGTCAACCTGGTATGTTACAAAGACCTTGTTTTATGTGTACTGAATGTGGTAAAACAATGCCTGTAGATGAAATGATAAACGGAGTTTGATATGGCTACTGATAACCAAATAAGACAACGTAAATTATATATGATGAAAGGTCAGATTGCTGTAATGAAAGCAACAGCAAAAATACTATCAACTAACGATGAATTTTCAGCAAGATATCAAGGTAAACTAAAATTAATTAATAGTTTATGTGAAGATTTATATGTATCTTTTAATAAAGAAGTTGGATGGGAATAATTAATATTGCCATGTAGTGATGGTTCAAATCCATCCATGGCAATTAATTAAAGGAAGAGAAGAATGAGATTAATATCTTGTTTTTATTGCGGAGTTGTGTTAGATACAGATAGAATAGATGGGCCTTTAATATACGCACACGATACAGGAGAATTGATAGAAGATAATGCCACATTTGAAAATTCTAAGTATGTACCAGCAATCATCTGTCCAGTATGCCATTGTAAAATAAGTTATATAACGGGAGAATAAAGGAGAATAAAATGTTAAATAAAGCAGTAGGGCCTCCAGATAGTAAATTATACTTCCTTGGTGAGTCCGCAGAAAATGAGGATATAATATCCGGATTACCTTATCAAAATTTATTTGGAGCTGGTAAAACATTTAATCAAATATTATCACAAAACGGAATTAATAGAAGAGATGTTAGAATAAGATATTTAGTACCTAAATACTTACCTGTTAACAGTACTAAAAATTTATTCCATGATAGTAAATGCACAATACCTAAACCAGAACTTGTTGCATGGATTGAATCTGTTAGAAATGAATTAGAACTTAATAAACCAACTGTAGTAGTAACAATGGGTTCTCTAGCATTATGGGCATTGACCGGGATAAAAAAGATCTCTGAAGTAAGAGGATACGCTATACCTTGTAATTTAGTAGAAGGTATAAAAGTAATTCCTACATCTAATCCAATAACCATAACTGGAGAATGGAAACTATTTCCTATAACTGTGTTTGATGTAAGAAAAGCTAATTATCATGCGAGTTTTGAGGGATTTAAACAAGATAATACTACATATGAAGCTCCAGCTACTTATGAAATGTTTATGGATTATCTTGAGACTATTAGATCACACCGTAAAAGATTTGCTTTTGATATTGAAGCACATATAGGTACTGCTTATCCATATCTTCTCGGAGTAGCAGATAGTGATAAATTTGGTATGAGTTTCTTTAATATGAAAGATAATAAACCAACTATATCATCAAGACAAGAAGCTGCATTATGGTATAAACTTGCACAAGTAGGTAAGGATTGTGAAAGTATAATGCATAATGTATCTTATGATAAAGCAGTAATGTGGCATCATCATGGTGTATTATTTGAAAATATCTATATGGATACATTAATTGCTGCACATATTGTATGGCCTGAATTTCCAAGAGATTTAGGTTTTCTTGGAAGTATTATGTTAGATGTTTCACCGTGGAAGAATCTGTCTAAAGTTGATCCATCAGTATATAATGTTCTTGATGCTATAAGAACTTTTGGTATTTCTATTCCATTAGAAGCAGAAATTAAAAAACAACACTTAGAAAAAACTTATAATTTCGAAATGAGAATGCTTGATCCTGCTATTATGATGCAGTTACGTGGCGTTAAATGCGATATGGCAATAAGGAAAACTTTAATTGATGAATCACGTGAACTATCGGTTAAGTTAAAAAATGAACTTGATTCTAAGTTTGAAAAAGAAATTAACTTTAATAGTTCTAAGCAAGTAATACAATTACTTTATTTTGACTTAAAACTAGAACCACAGTTTAAACGAAGAAAATCAAAAGAACAATCACAAGTTATGACTGTAGACAAAAAGGCAATGATTAGACTAGCTAGAAAATATCCAATGCATCCATGGCTGAATAAAATACTAGACTATAAAAAACACCTTAAATTACTTAACTTTTTAGAAGCGGAACCTTCACCTACTGAACGTTATCATACATCGTACAATATTACTGGTAGTTCAAAAGAAGAGGAAGGAAGAAAATCATTTGGTAGATGGTCATCATCTGAGTCTATTATTCTTTCTTATGGAAGTGGTAATTTACAAAATGTACCACCAATCGCTAGAAAAATGTTTAGATCAGATGAAGGTAAAATATTTGTTCAGGCTGATATGAAACAGGCAGAAGCGGTAGTAGTTGCCCATCTTATTGGAGATGTTAATTTACAACAGTTCTTTAAGAAAGCATTTACTTCCAGTAAAGAAGAAGCTGCTAAGTATGATGTACATAAACTAACAGCTAGTAATATGTTTGATATACCGTATGATCAAGTTACTCCTGAGATAAGAAAAATAGGCAAAACACTAAGACATGCCTGTTCTTATTCAGCAGGGCCACAGGTAGTAGCTGATCAATTAGGTGTTGAACTTAGAGATGCTAAAAAATTACTTTTAATGTATCATAAGGCTAGTCCATTACTTAAAGTATGGTACAATACAATTCAAGATGAGTTAAAAAGAACAAGATGTTTAATTACGCCATTAGGTAGAAAACACAGATTTTTAGATTTCTGGGGTGATACATTATTTAGAAGTGCTTATTCATTTAAACCTCAATCAACAGTAGGAGATTTTTTAAATGAGTCGATGAGAATTTTATATGATAAACACGGGCATGAAATAGATATTATGATGCAGTTACATGATGCTATTTATGTTCAATGTGACGACAACCAAGAAACCGTTAATAGAACAATGAACATGATGCATGATTGTATGGTAAGACCAATTAGAATTGGTTTTGAAGAATTTATTATTGAAGTTGATTTTAAAACTGGTCATTATTGGGGAGATTTAGATGAATCTGAAATACCAGCAGAAGAAGAATTGGGGGATTAAATGATTCATGTAATAGCAGTTCCTAATTCACTTAAACAAAAAGAAGTTATGGATTATATATATTTTAGATTACAGGAAATACATCATACTGATATATCTATTACAATTGCAAAACAACATTTCTCTAGAATTAATGTATTACAACGAGTAAACGGTAATCAAGTAATGGCTGCATCGTATCATGTAGTTATTACTCCAATTTCAGTATCGTTAGATAAACTACATGGATTTAATGGAATTGCACAGTTAAATGTAAATCCATTATTAAGACATTTAGAAGAAGTAAAAGCTAATATACTGGCATTTACTCAATCATCTAAAATAGAAAAAAAGATTAATAAAAAAGAAGATGATGAGTATTTAGTAAGAGCAGTAACTAGGTTATTTGAATAGTATAATTAATTGGAGATGTTAATGGATAGATTACTTAAAGGTGGATGGATAGAAAATTACCTTGACTTCATGAAGCATACAGAACCAGCAGCTGTGTTCGATAAGTGGACAGCACATTCAATGATAGCAGCAGCACTAAGAAAGAAAGTTAAATTACCTTATGGCAGAATTAATTATTATCCAAATCTCTATGTAATTTTTGTAGCAGAACCTGGTATAGCACGTAAGACACAAGCTATTAATTTTGGTATGAAAATTCTTAAAGAAATACCAGAGATAATAATATCTGCAGATCAAATAACTAAAGAAGCACTACTTCAAGATATGGAGGGAAATACACAAGATGAACCATTAACTAACGGTGAAATATTTAGACATAGTTCAATAAGTATTGTATCGAAAGAATTTGAATCATTTCTTGGACAGAAAAAAGAAAATACAAAAATGATTGTATTTCTTACAGATATGTTTGATTGCTCAGAAATGCCTGTAAAATACAGAACAAAAAATAGCGGAGATAGTACAATACCATCTCCGTTTGTTAATTTACTTGGTGCTACAACACCAGAATCATTAGCATCTTGTTTACCTGTATCAGCAGTTGGTGGTGGATTAACATCTAGAATTCTTTTTATATGGGCTGATGATAAAAAATGTAAGTCACCAAAACCAACTATGACTGCAAGTGAAGTAGAGATGCAAGAAAAGCTAATAAAAGATTTATATCTTATTAGTAAAATAGCAGGAGATTATGAGTTAAGTCCAGAAGCAGATTCACAGTGGTTTGACTGGTATATGGCGTATGATGAACGAGATAAAGATAGAGTGTGTCTTGATAAATCATTTGCTGGTTGGTATGCAAGGAAACCAATGTACATTTTAAAGATGGCTATCAACAGAGCAGCTAGTGAATACAATAAAATGATTATAGAGTGGAGACACATTCAAAAAGCTATTGAAGATATTGAATCAGTTGAACAAGATATGGGATTAGTATTTAGAGCAATAGGTAAGAGTGATGTAGCTTCTGAAGTAGACACTGTTATGCAATTAATTCTTGATTACGGTATTATATCAGAACAAAAATTAATGAGTATGATATGGAGAGATATAGATGCTTATAAATTTGAAAATGTTATTAATACAGTATGTAGAACAGGTAGAGTTAGAAAAGACTTAAAAGGGCCTAGAGGTGAACAAGGAGTCTGGTATTATGCAAGATAAAATGCAACAAATTAAAAATATGTTACATGAAGCACAACAAGTATATGATAATTATTCAATAAAACAAAACGGAATAGTAATGCATGATCGTGTTGAGAAAAGTAAATTTTTACACGCTAGGATAGTTACTTTAAAAGATGTAATTAAAATACTGGAGGCATAAATGAAAACAGCAAAAATAATTATAACTAAATCGTATGAAATGAGTATAACAGAAGAAGAGTATTTATACTTAACAAAATTATTAAATGATAGAAGTTTTATGGGGAGTGAAGCAGATAACAATATTAATAATGAATTATTACGTGGATTAACTGAAGCGAAAGAGGAAATATGATGAAGTATGATTTTGATTTTACAGTAACTGACGAACCAGAGGCATCGAAATCTCAACGATGGAAAGGTATAATGAAATGTTATCCATTTGAAGAAAAGAGACTTGAAAAATGGAATCCACCTTATATAGTACAACCAAAGTATGATGGTGATAGATGTGTTAATGTTCCAAGAGAGAATGATAGTGTATTATTTTCTAGTGAACAAAGAGTGATGGAAAGTATACCACATATTAATCGGCAACTAAAACAATCAGGATTATTTCACTGGCCACTAGATGGTGAATTATATAGTCATGAATTATTCTTAGAAGGCGGACATGAACTTATATACTCTATTGTATCAAGAACAGTTAATCTACATCCAAGACACAAAGAAATGGAGTTTTGGATATTTGATGTTAAAGTTCCAAACCTTAATCAGGTAGCAAGACAAAAGTTTCTAAATAGATTAATTGATTTACCGTGTAGTATTAGGATTGCACCATATTGGATATGTAATACGTTATCAGAAATAAAGGATGTTTATGATAGGATAATTAAATTAGGTTATGAAGGTATCATTGTTAGAAATTGTAGTAATGTATACGAAGAGAAAAGAAGTACAATGATGATGAAATTCAAACCTAAAAGAAAAGATACCTATAAGATAGTTGGATGGAAGGAAGAAATAACAAAAAATGGAGAACCTAAAGGTAGAATTGGTTCGTTGTTACTTTCATCAAAAGAAGGAGAACAATTTTCAGTGAGTGCAGGTTTAAATGATGATGACAGAGAATTACTATGGAATACTAGAAATGAATTAGCAGGAAAAAATGCTGTTGTTCATTATCAACATTTAACAAATAAACAAATTCCTAAAGGATGTTTTGACATTGAGGTGATAAACTAATGAATGATTACTTTACAGATGGTTCATCAACAATTAATGTAGAATCTGCTTATTGTGTGGTAAACGGTAACAGGAAAATAGTTGATTACGAAATAACTGTACCATATAGATATACAAATAATGAAGAAGAGTATAGAGGTGTTATTGCTGCACTTAAATTATGCGAAGTAGGAAGTATAATCCACAGTGATTCTATGCTTGTAGTAAATCAATCTAATGGTATATGGAGAATATCAAAACCTCATTTAGTACCTTATGTACAGACAGTAATGGATTTGCTTAGAGATAAGAAAGCAAAACTAGAATGGATAAGAAGAGATATCAATTTAGCTGGTTTTGTGTTTGAACGTAAAGAACCTATTAAGATCGGAGATTTCATTTAATGCCAGATTGCGCAAGTTGTAACAGATTAAATGCTGTAAAGTGTTATTGTTATTTTAACATGAGGCAAGATTATTTTGAATATGTTAGTGGATTATTCTTTTCTGCCGAAGCATTTGTTATTTATGCAGTTGATAATAATCTGTTATGGAAAACTAAACTTCATTGCCCATTTAAAGCATATAGCGAGTTTATGGATTATTGGTGGTTACTTAAACCTATACTAGTAACAATTTATTCAAAGTAATAAAAACCTCACCAGTAATAAACTGCTGGTGAGGTTTAATCTATGTCAAAAATTGACATTGCTTATTCTTCTTTTGACTTAGGTACACCAAACAAATAGTTTAATTTATTATCTTGATATATAGTTGGTATGTCATTATTACTAAGTTTCATCGCTTTTCTTAACGTAGCATTTACACCTGAACTTCCTAACCAAGTGTTAAAAAATCTACTCATCCAAAACTCATCTTCGTTTGCAGCAGTTTTGTTTGCTCCTGTAGTTGTTTGATAAGCAGAACTTACAATCGGATTAACACCAAGTTCCATTGCTTTTTCATTAAGTTTAACACCAGGAATATGTACTACATGACCCCATAAATCAGAATCAAATGCCATCTTACCGGTACCAATTACTGCACCCATAGTAACCATTTGTCGTAAAAACTGCTGACTATATGGAGTACCGTATATATCTTTTGATTTAGTGAGTTCATCTTTTAACATATTCCATTTAAAATTAGCTTCACCTTGTTTTACTTGACCTCGAAGATCGTTCAACATTCCAAGCATATTTTTAACGTCTTTACCTGCTTGATATGCGAGCATTGCTCTTTGTTCAAGTATTTTAAACGGTGTACCTTGAAACATTAACATTGTTCTTATAAATGGATCTTTTAACCATTTTGGATTATTAGGACCAGTAAGAAAGTTTACCTTAAGAACTGAATCCATTAAAGAATATCTTGCTTGTTCTGGAGTCATCCCTTTTCTACTTGCCATTAACATAGAACTTGCAAATGTTTGTCCTCTATCCCAATGTTCAACACCATTTACTGCTGTTGAACCGTACTTATTCCAATTAGATAACCATTTATCTAAAGTATTTGTAGGTAACTCATATGGTGCCATATCTGATACAGCAGCATATACATGCGATTGATTTGTATATGCTCTACTTAAATCTGCTATAACATCTTTACCAGTAAATGTAGAACCAGCAGTTACTTGTGCTAACTGTTTTGCCATTAAATCTACATTGTGACCAGTAGCAGATATACTTATTTCAGAAGAAAATACACTCCAGTTACCCATTGTTTTTAGTATATGTTTAAAACTAACAGATGGACTTAATGTAAGAAGTCTTGCAACTTCAAGTGCTGCATAACGATTTAACCATTTAGAAGCAGGATATGTATCAGCAGGATCAAATGCAGTTCTTAAGTCATCCAGCATCTTTATAGCTCCGTCATAACCACCTCTTGCTTCCATCTGCTTCTTTACAAAATCCCATCCACCTTTTTCACCCATTTTCCAAAAATCAGAAATTTCAATTCGTTTTGTTGCATCAGGAATATACTTACCCATTATATATGCAGTATCAGGAATCATTAATTTACTATCTGCAGTTCTGTGAAAGAAATTAACAAGTCTCATTGCATTTGCGCCATCAGATGAGAATTTTTCAAGTGACTTTAAATCTGTAGCGTAATCAACAGATGGATGCGCAGGATGATGCATATACGGGCCAGCAATTATATCATGGCCAGTTTCTTGCATCCGTACACCAAATGATGTATTAAGATCAGATAACTTAGTAACTGCTTTTCGTTCATTATCAGATAACATATTAATAAGCCATGGGTCTTCTCCACTCATACCAACACCATCAGTAGCTAATGCTACCCGTGACGTTGAATACTTAGATGCAAGATCTTTCATTAATGCGTCGTGTTCTTTAAAAAATTCTTGTTTAATTGGTTCTAAATTAGTTAAAGCGTCAGTTACTTTTTGCTTTTCGTTTATCAAAACATCGTAAAATGCTTTATCTTCTGGATCAAGTTTACTTACATCTTTATTCGCAAGTTTAATCATTTTACTTAATTCTGTTGATTTTGAATCAGCTGCACTTCTGTAGTTACCACTTAATATATCATCAAGCATCTGTACACGAGCATTGTAATAAGGAATCTGCAAGTTCATTGTTTCATGATACTTCTTAGAAAGTGGTTCAGTTAATGCAGCAATTTCATTTAAATCTCCAGTAATATTATTTGTATCTAATATATTTTTAACTGCTGTTAAAGATGCTTCTGTATTAGCATTTATAACTTGACTTCTGTCACCCATTTCTACTGCTGGATTATACGGTAATCTTTCACCACCATTTCCACGAGCATCAAAATGAACTTCTCCTCTTGTATGAGGTGAAAACAGTTTATCCATTATAGTCATTACTTTTGTTTTAGGAAATATACTTACATCTGATGGAGCGTATGACTGACCACGCATAAAAGATTTTATACCTTGTCCATCATCAGCAAGTACAGGTGCACCATGACCATTTTCTACTAACCTTTTCACCATATCTATAATTGGATTACCTGATTCTTTAATTAGTTTTGCTGCTGTACTTGTAATAGCAGTATTAGTTAATGGTGATGCTTGCGCTTCATCAGGACTTAACATTGATGCTATAGGTACAAGAGCAGTACCAGTGATTGCCATTAATCCTACTTTTTTCCATTTATTAAAAAATGCACTTATTTCTGCATCATGTTTATCAAGATATTCTTCTGTTAACTCACCTTTATATGGTACATTAAGTTTTTTCCATTCTGCTGCCTTTTGTTTAAGTAGTCTTGTCGTTTCTTTCTCAGTACGTTGTATAGTTAATGGACTGGTTACAGGCATAACAGGTTCAACTAAACTATGCATTTCTTTCTGTGCTACCTTTTCCATTTCATCTACAGGAGCCGGTAAAAAATCCATTAAAGAATGATTAATTTTAGATAATGATGCACGCAATACTTGTGCTTTATCTCCTCCGTCTAAATTATGTTCATTAACTAGTGCTTCTGCTTTAGCAGTAGAAATTTGAGCAAGTTTTTGAAGATTAATGATTTTTTCATCTTTAGTAGCAGAACTATCAAGTATAGCTTTACCTACTTGTTCAGTATCAGAAACTAAATTTGCCTGTGCTTCAATAAATGATTTTCCTGTAACTGTCTTTGTTATGGATTTAGTTACTGGAGCAACTTCTTTAATAATTGCACTAGTTACATTACTACTACGTTCAATTGCTGCTTGTTTTAATCTTTCAATAGTTGCATCATTATTAGTTGATGCTCTAAGTGCAGCTGCTTCAGTAAGTCTTTTGTCTAATGCTTCTGTGTCATACTCAAGATAAATAGTAGGTTGATCCGGCCCTGTAATCAATGTTCTATCAGGAGCACCAACATTTATTTGATTAGATTTCTTAACTGTAAATGGTGTAACATTTGGTTTAACAGGTACAGCAACAGGTAATCCACTATCAGGTTTATCAATGGTAGTAGGTAAGTTAAATGGATTTTCTGCTGTACTTTTCATTCCATGTGTTTCCCATGCCATTCTATTAGTCGCTGCTTGTACTGGATTCATTGTATTAATAACAGCTTCTGGAATATTAGTATTCTTTCTTAAAAAACTAAAATCGTCAGAGGTTTCTACTTGAGTAGGACTAAGTTTACGTCTTGCCATTTCAATTGAAGTTTCACCATCAATTGATGAATCCATTTCACGTATTGAACGAGCAGATTCTATGATATCATTATTAAGTTTATCTTTACTTGCTTTTATACCTGATTCATAAGCATCAGAGTTTAACTGAATTCTATCTGCTTTAACTTTAGTTGGGTCAGCACCAAGTTGTATTGCTTCAAGATCTTCTGTAGTAAGTTTTCCAAATTCCTCCATACGTGCAGATTGAACAAGTTTCTCAGCTTTATTCATTTCTTTAAGGTTATTAAGTGCTAGTAAATCTTCTTTTGTTGTATCTGGTTTAGGAACTAATTTACCAGGAATTGCAGATTCGATAAGATTACCATTTTCCATAGTAAACTGAGACCCAGGACTTGCTAAACGATTAAATTCTTGAGGTATACGATTACCTTCTCCACCAAAAAATTCTTGTACACCACGACCAGATTTACTAAATGCACCATCAAAACTAAGATTTTTAGCAAGATTTTCTGCGCCTTCTGCAAATACTTTACCACCTGCTTTTCCTATAGCATTAAGTCCACCAAAAATAGGTATACCTGCTAATAACTCTTCTGGTATTGACATCTCATGCCCTGCTGATGCAGATGCCTTTTTAACAGCATCCATAGCACCAAATGCAGTTACTCCCATTAAACCAGCACCAATTAATTTTGCCAGTATTCCTCCTCCAATTGGAGGAGCCATAGATAATACACTACCAATCATACGTAACGGAGTAGCCAATTTTGATGCTTGTGCAACTTTAGATAATAACGGCATACTCAGTAATTCACCGCCGGCACCTATTGCAGCATTAGCAATTGGATTAGACCATCCAGGATTCTTTTTATTCCATTCATCGTATCCTGCTTCTGGAGCTACATCTTTTCCAAATAATCCAGAGTTATCCTGAATATACTTATAAGTTGATGGTTTAATTGATTCCATTCTAGACTTAATGGTATCAGCAATTACTTGCCGAGGATCTCCTCCAAATGGAGTACTACGAATTATATTCGACATATCAGCAGATGTTGCTGCATACATCGCACGTCTAGGATCATTCTTGTCAATTACTGACATAGCTTTTTCAAGGCTAACACCTACTGGCATTTTAGCACTTGCTTTTTCAGTCATTGCACTTCTACTGAAATGAGCTAAAATTTTATCAGCATAAGTAGGATCGTTTAGCATTTGTGTTTTCAGATCTTCGTTTACTAACTTTTTACGCATATAATTTTGTTCATACAAATCAGGAGATTCTGTAGGAATAGAAGTATTTAAAATCTGCTGTAATAAATTCATAAGTTATTCTCCTTCTGATAACCAATTAATAAATTGTTCGGTCATTGGCCCTCCTGCCATAGGAAGTTTAATTAAAGAATTTAATCGTTTATATGAAGTAGGTTTCCAATTATTAAGATTTTCTTCTCTTGGACTTATACTTGATATCTGTGGTGAAGCAATTTGACTATTCGTATTCTGTACAGTATTCATAGGAGTAGATACTGCAGCTGCCGTAGTTCCTATTCCAGCTAAATTTTTAAAGTTATTAAATCGTATAGCGTTTAGTTTTTGTTTAGCTAAGTCCATTGTAGTAGGAAGCATCTTATTGTTAACATCAATTTCTTGATTACCTGCTTTAGTTTGCATTCCATAATAACCAGCATGTGCTTGGTACATTGGAGACTGCATAGCAATTTGTCTATCAACAGTACCACCTGGAGCATATTGCATTCTTGCAATTTCTTGATTACTGTCTGCTCCTATACCAGCAACAGTTTTATGTGTATCACTGTTTAATTCAGCTAAACGCATTTCATTTGCAAAATTAGCTTCTCTTATTTGTTTAGCTCTTTCAGGATCATTCATCATATTATCAAATAATGACATATTATTATCTCCTACT